CGATTGCTCGAGCGGTTCGCCTGGCCGTGGACGGCTGGACGGGCACCACGGCCGGCGTGACGATCCAGCGGACGACGCTCGTCACAGAGGCCGATGGCGTGGACATGCCGGCCGACGACCAGATGCTGCCGTACTACTCGGTGCAGCAGTCGTTTCAATTCCGCATCAACGAGGCGATCTGATGGCGGACGGCATCGACATCCAACTCAATACGCGTTTTCAGGATGCCAAGTGGCTTTCCGGCAATGCTCTTGGCCAATCGCTTCGCGTTGAGGCAGCCGCCCTACTGCAAGCCGCAGAGCGTGCCGTGCAGCCGGGGTTGGTTGCCTTGCAAAGCAACGTCAACCAAATACGGTCGCGCAAGGGTGCCCTCCGTAGATCCCCTGGCACTAAATCAAAACTCTACGGCGGCGGATCCCGGCAGACAGCCACGGCGTTGGTGGGGTATCGATCCGGCGTTGCGCCCCATGCCTATTACGTCGAGTTTGGAACTCGCAAGCGGCGCGGGCGAGGTGCTATGGCGGCACGGCGGCCGCTGCTCAGGGCGTTTGAGTCTGCACGTTCGTCTATGGAAGCCGCCATGACACGGGAACTTCAAGCGATCATGGCCCGTGCGGCAATCAAAATCCGGTAACTGCAAGGATTCGCACCCCCTGCCGTAGTTTTTTGATAGGGCCCAGCGGCCCACGAACCACAGGAGAACCGCCACATGGCAGCCGATTCGCAGGGCAATAACTTCGTCTTTGCCGGCAGCACGTACACGGTCACCAGCGTCACTGTGACGCCTGGCGGCGATCTGCTCGACAACTCGCACCTCGGGCTGGCGAGCGGTGCAAATCGCACTTACCAGGCACCCGCATTGATTGACAATGAACTGAGCTGCGAAACGTACGGCACGACGGCCGTTGCTATCGGCACCACGGGCGTTCTGTCGTTCGCTTCTGTCACGTACACGGCGACCGTGTCGAGCTCGAGCGTCGCCTATTCGGTGGGCGAACTGGTCAAGCAGTCGCTCACCTTCAAGGTGAAGTCGTAACGACGGGGGGCCGTCGTGGCGAACGTATCTCAGGGCACCACTATCAGCTGGGGCACCACGCCCATCGGCGAGGTGGTGTCGCTGTCGGTTGACGGCATTGCCGCTGACGCCATTGAGGTCACGCCTCGTGGTAGCGCTTCTCGGGTCAAAGTGTTTTCCGTCAGCGACGTGGACTACGGAACGATCAGCGTGACGGCTCGAGGCACTGCCGGCATGAGTGCCGGCAATGTCGGCTTGACGGCGGCTCTATCAATAGGTGGACCGGGGCTGTCGCTGTCATTCCCGGTAGCCATCTTTCAGACGCTTGGGGCACAAGCGGCGGTTGGCGAACTGCTGACGTACAGCGTGACTTTCAAGCTAGGAGCCTGACATGGCGTCTTTGACCAAAGACCAAATCCTTGCCGCTGACGACCTGGGGCTGTTCAAGCTGAACGTGCCCGAGTGGGGCGGCGATGTCTTCATTCGCGTGATGAGCGTCGGCGAGCGGGACGCCTACGAGAACGAATGGGTGCGAAAGAAAGACACCGGCGTGGATGATTTCCGCACGAAGTTCTTGGTGCGGTGCCTTGTGGACGAGAAGGGAAATCGCCTTTTTGACAACGGCGACATAGCTCGATTGTCGGCCAAGTCTGCCAAGGTCATGAATCGCATCTGGCAGGCGGCGATGGATCACAACAACCTTTCCGATACGTCGATTGAGGAGCTGGCAAAAAACTGAAAGCCCGACCAGACCGGGCGTTTCTGTTTCGTCTGGCGCTGGCCACCGGGTGGACTTGGGAATACATCCTCGGGCTGCCGGTAAGCCTGCTCCGAGAATGGATTGCGTTTGACAAATACATTGAGCCTTTCGGGAGGGAATGGGAACAAACCGGCGTTCTGGCTGCCCTGTCGATTGCTCCGCATGTTCGCGGGCGAACGCCAAAGGCAGAGGATTTCATGCCCATTAAACGGCCGCCGATGACGGCCCAAGAGATTGCTGCAGAGCTTGCGAAGCTAAGGCCAACCCGTGGCACAGAAACTTGATCTTGCCTTTCAGGTCACCGCCAATGCCGATGGCATGGCGGCCGGCGTCGCACGCGCCGACCGGGAACTTGCGAAGGTCGGCGCGAGCTCAAAGGCCACTGCCGCGGAGTTTCGCCAGGCAGCCAAGATCACGCAGGAACTTAGGACGCCAACCGAAAAGTACGCCGACACCATCGGCAAACTGGACAGCATGCTCCAAAAGGGACTGCTTACCCAGGAGGTCTACGGCCGCGCGGTTTCCAAGGCTGACGCAGAACTGAAGGCAGCCACGTCCAGTGCCGACCAAATGGCCAAGCAGGCCGGCATTGCGGAGCGTGTAATCAACGGCCTGAGTAACGCCATAAGAGGCGTGGGCGACGCGACCAAGTCTGTCGCTGACGCCGGCATCAGTGTCATCGCTTTTGGCAAAGACATCGCCTGGACGGCGATTCAGTGGAAGATCTTCAGTGCAATTCGTAACCCAGCCGGGTTAAAGGATTTTGCGATTGGTGCCCTGAAGGGTGCCATGACCGCACGCACGATGATTTTGGCTGCCAAGGCACTGGGCGTGGGCCTTGCTCTTAGTGGCGGTGCGGCTGGCACCACAGCGGCTGCGTTGCTTGGGCTAAGCAACCCGATGATCGGGGCAACGCTCCTGGCGTTTAATCTTGGCAAGTCTTTCTTGGCCGCCAAGGACCGTGCCTTAGAAATGGCTGCTGCGATCACGCAAGGAACGGTCACGCTTGAGCAGCTAAACGCCGAGCTCGGCCAGGTGCAGGCCCAGCAAGTAGACAACCTGGCCTTCTCCATGGAAGAAGCCACAGCGGCGGGGGAACGATCCGGCAAGGCGTTTTCCGGCCTTGGAGACGTTTTCGTAACGCCTTTTGTAGGGGCTTTTGCTGCTATTCAATCCGGCATGGCTGGCCTGACTAACGGCATCAGCAGCGTCGTGGAAGGAATCACATCGGTGCTGTCGCCGATTGCGGAAACGCTGGCCCCTGTGCTGACGCTCATTGGGACGCTTGTTGAGTTCGTGCTGAAACTGGTCGGCGTATTTGGGCAACTGTTGGGGGCCGTCCTGAAAGTCGCCGGCGCAGCAATCCGCGTGTTTCTGTCGCCGTTTATTGTTGGATGGTCGAACTTTGTTGAGATGATTCGGCAAGGCATGGGGTCCGTGTTTTCATACATCAGCGGATTTTTTGACAAGCTGGATGGACGAATCCAGAAGTTTTATTCGTTCATGTCCAAGGTTCCGTTGATTGGCCGCGCGTTTGCAAGTGGCCCGTCATCTTCGTCCGCAGCGGCGAGCGGCCCGGCGGCCGCCATGGAGGAAACTGCCAGTGCTGCGGAGTCAGCAGACGAAGAAATGAAGGCCGCCGAAGACACCATGCGGCGTATCCAAGAGCAATCAAACGCCGCTTCTAGTGCCGCCGTGGAGTTTGGGCAGGCCGGGTTTGATGCGGCCGCTCAATACCAGCAAGAGCTGCGTGCGCTGCAGTCGCAGTTTGAAGCCGGCATGTTCAATGAAGCAGAGCTTGCGGCAAGAGCCGAGGAAGCAAAGAAGAAATACGACGAGCAAATCGATTCCATCCGTGAACGCAATAAGGCTTTGGCAGAGCAGGCCGAAGAGGACCGAAAGGCCGAGCAAGACCAGCAAGCCGCAATGACTCGGCAGACAGACGCTTTTTTTGCTGCCACAAAAAACGCTGAGCAATTTGGTGAAGCCGGTAAACGTGCCGCCGACCAATACATGCAGGGGCTCATGGATTTGAACGAGCAGCTGCGTGACGGCCGCATCAATGAAGAGCAATACAACCGGGAGGCCGACAAACTCAAAGGCAAGTTTGACAGCCAAACGGATGCCATGAAGAAGGCACAAGAGATCGGCGAAGACGTTGCAAAGAAGCAGGAAGAGATCGACAAGATCCAGGCCGACAAGGCCGCTGCCCTGGGGGGCAAATCAAACGAAGCCCTGAAGGCCAACGACATTCGCTCAAGCGAGGGCATGGCCCAGTTCATCGCTTTGGCCACTGGCCGTGAAGACCCGGCCATCGAGGAGAACCGCAAGACCAACGCCAAACTCGAGGAGATTCGGAAAGAACTGGCGGCCTTGCAGCAGCAACAGGTCGACATCTTGGGGGCTGCGGCATGAGCGTCATAAAGGTCACCGAGCTCGCCACCGTTTCCGCCACGCAGAAGTTCGGCGAAGCCCCGAAGTTTCAGCGTAAGTGGGTTGTGGAGGTCGATACCCCGACCACGACTCAAACGGAGATCCTTGCGGGTGCTGGCGTGGCGTTCCTCGACCCGCACCCAGAGGCTGCGTATTGCAGGGCCATGAACGCCAGCGTGGGGAACTACAACGGTTCCCGCTGGCACTACGAAATCACCTGGGATTACGAACTGCCCAAGCAGGAGAACCCGGACAAGAATCCGCTGGCCCGGCCCGATATCTGGAAATGGACGACTGGCGGTCTAAGCGTGCCGGCGTTGTACTACTACGACGGCAGCACGTTGAAGACATTGGTGAACTCGGCTAACGATTTCTTTGAAGGTGCAACGACCGACATTAGCACGCTACAAGCAAGCATCAGCGGCAACCGGGCGACGTTTGACTACGGCCTGGCGACCGCCATCACTAATAGCGTCAACAGCGACACGTTTTTGGGTGCCCAGCCAGGCACATGGAAGTGCAGCGGCATTTCTGGACAGCCGCAGGTTGAGGTCGTGAACGACGAAGAACTGCGGTTTTGGAGCGTTGAGGTCACGCTTGAGTACCGCCCTGACAAGTGGAACCTGCAACTTCCGAATGTCGGATGGAATTACCTGGAGAGCGGCCAGAGGCAGCGCGTCTACGTTTTAGACCCAGACACCGGAGAGCGTGTTCCTGCCAGCAATCCGCAGCCGCTGACATCTGGCGGTGGCTTAAAGACGGGAGCCCCCGACATCCTTGAGCGTCGGGTTTACCGTGAAGTCGCTTTTGAGACGTACTTCGGAACACCCACGCAGCCGTAACTAGGAGCATGACACATGGCCGACATCAACTACACCATCAGCACGACGGTAGCCAAGGGGGCCCTGCGGCAAACCTATTCCGCCGCTGGAGTCACGGCCGATTGTTCCGCCACTGGGATATCTACGCAGACGCTTTCACCTGGCACCAACGCTGCCGGCACGGTGTCGATTAGCACCGCCACGCTGTCGAGCGTGGGGCTGTTCTTCGCCCGCAATCTGTCCACCGTTTCCACGGCCACCGTTTCGTTCGGGCAACTGTCCGCCGGCACGCTCGTGCCGACCGTGTCGCTGCGTGGCGGCGAGGCGTCCGTCGGCCGGCTGGCGGCGGGACAGTACGCCGCACAGGCTAACCTCACTGGCACGCAGCTGGTCATCACGATTGTCGAGGGGTGAACAGTGAGCAGCCAGGGCGCGAGCAATGGCCCTAAGCAGGGCGCTGGCAAAACGTTCGTAAAGTTCAGCCGCGACTCAGCCCAGCGAATCGCCAAGGCCGTGCGGGCCGTTGAGGGCGGCAATCGCAACGGGCCTGGCATCACGTTTGATCACCCGATCATCGACAGCGGGAAACCACTCCGCATCGGCTCGTTCACCGGCTCCTGGGCATCAGCGTCGTGGAAGGTGGTTACGCTTACCGGCACGACAGCTACGGCCAACGTCTACAACTGGTGTCTGCCTGTGGAGGCCGGGCCAGACACGGTCGTGATCTTCGGCAAGGCCAACGGCACTAATAGCGTGGTCGAGGTTGGTGGTGGCCCGACGTGCCGCATGATAGTTGGTTCGCTCGATCTCAAGACGCTCACCGGGTACGACGCAAGCCAGGTGCAAGTGTTAGGGCACAACACAACCGGCCCGTGCCTGCAGTGGTACTCGGTCACCACTTGTGCAACGGCCACCGCAGCATGACGCAGATCACGTTTCAAAACGGCCAGATCCTCATGCGTGACGGCAAGGTCGGCACCGAGCAGGGGTGCTGCTGCGGTCAGCCATGCACCTGCGCAAACTGCCATACCTGGGGATTGAAAGTCGGCGATGTTTGCATCGCACAAGGCGTCCGCCGCAATCAGGAGGGATTCGCGGAGAACCTCAACCCGATCGCCGACTGCCCGGGTAACATTTTTGAGGACGACTCGTCGTGCAAAGGTGGAGACCCAGGAGGTATCTACGATGGTACAGAGCTCCCATTCTGTTGGATAGAAGCCTTCGGGTTCAACGGCTGCGGCAGTGAGTATTGCCAATGGGTCGACGACGGCGAAAACCCGGACGAGTGGCCGATAACTGCCGCACCTGGTGGTCCGCCTTATTTAGCCTCCCGCACTCCAGACAACTTCGTCTGGGTCAAGCAGTTCGGCGAATGTGACGCCGGCGGTCAGTTCCTACTCGACGGCATTCAGTCTTACGAGTGTTTGACAGACGGTCACAACGGCACGGGAGAGCCTAGTGTCGAGTGCGGGATCATGGCGTACCCGTGCATCTGCTGCGACGGGACAACGATTCGCGTCCGCATCTACTACGTTCACGTGTTTCTGTATACCTATCCGTGGCAAAACACGCAGTACTGCCAAAGGTATTTTCTTACTATTGGAAACGTTTACTACCGAGACTACGAAGGCCCGTTTCCGGCCTGCGACATAGGCGAAGTAGAGATTCCGCCGGTCAGCGATTTTGTGCTCGTTGACATCGCGACAGCCTGCACGGGTTCCGCTGGAGATAATACCAGCACGCCAATCTGGGGAATTACCGCCGCCCTGGATCAATATCTTTACTATCCAGAACACGCCACGGAGCCTGGTCAGGCCGGCGACTGCGGGTGTGATCCTGGGCCTGTCACGTTGTCCTGCGGGCCGCTCCCTGCCTGCCTGGTGCAGGAGTTCCCGTGATCACAGGACGCCGCGAGAAGTTCGAGGCCCGGTGCCGTGAGCGCGGCTACACGCTCGAACAGGTGCGGCCGTGCATCATCGCCGAGCACGGCGACACGATCACGGTGGACGAAAAGCATCCGGCCTATCCGCACCCAAGGAGGCCCGGCCTCGGAGACATGGTGAAGGCCGGCTTGTCAGCCGTCGGCATCACCGAGGAGCGGGTCAGCAAGGCCATCGGCCGCCCGTGCGGGTGTAGCAAGCGGGCCGAGCGGCTTAACGAGCTAGGCCGGAAGTTCGGCATCGGTTGACACGCCTGCCACCGTGGAAGCAAAGGGAGGCCGCCGCATGCCCAGCGACCACGTCTTCACGCTAAACGGTGACGAGCGGTGGCTGATTCGCCTCACCGACCTCAAGGGCCAGGCGTACGGCTACACGTTCAGCCAGAAGGCGAAGCGGCCACGCATCCTCATCCACGATGGCCTGCGGGGCAGGCACAAGCTCACCATCATCGTTCACGAACTGATCCATGCTCTGTTCCCTACCGCCAGCGAGGAGCATGTCGAGCAGGCAGGAAAGGACATCGCCAAGGTGTTGTGGTCGCTGTCTTATAGGGAGGTGAGCGATGGCTATCAAATCCTGCGACATCGTCGCTGAAATCGCCGCCGCCGTTCCGAAACGGCAGCCGCAGCGGTGGCATCAGCGAGTTGCTCCTGAGCATCTTGCAACGCTGGACGCGATCCGCGAGGCGTTTGAGACCGGGAAGTTCGGCCCGAAGAAAAAGCCGGCCTACCTCGCCATCGCTGCCGTTCTGGAGTCTCGTGGCATTGCGAACGTCGGCCGGAATGGAGTCCAGGCATGGCTCGAAAACGAGTAGCCAGTGTCATCGATGACGTGGCGGCAGCCGTCGCGTCGCAGCAGCAGCTGGCCGCTGACGCCGAGTTGGCTCGCCTGCGGTCTGAGGCGGCTTCACTCAAGAGCCGCTACAAGGCGGCGCTGGCACAGATCGACCGCGAGCGGGAGCGGGCGGACTCGCTGGTGGCACTGCGCGGCCTGGCTGCAAAGCGCCCAGCGATCAAAAGTTCCAAGGGCAAGAAGCACCAGGCCACAATGGTCGTGCTGCTGTCCGACGTGCATTGCGAAGAGACGGTGCGGCCCGAGACCGTCAACGGGCTGAACTCGTTCGACCTCGACGTGTGCGAGGCCAGGTTGAACGAAGTGCAAGAGCGATTCTTCACCATGCTCGCCCACGAGCGGCAGTTGGCGGCCATCGAGCGGATTGTCGTCTGGCTCGGAGGCGACATGATCTCGGGCATGATCCACCCGGAACTCGCCGAAGAGAACAGCCTGCATCCGCTAGCGGCGATCCGCTGGGTTGGCGAGCGGTTGCGCGGGTTCCTCGACGCCGTGGCCGACAACGCCAAGGACGTGATCGTGGCAACGTCATGCGGCAACCACGGCCGAACGACGGAGAAGCTCCGGACGAACGAGGCCGACACGTCCTACGAGCATCATCTGTACCTGACGATGCGTGCCGCCGAGACCAAAAAGAACGTCACGTGGCACATCGGCGAAGGGCACCTCAACTATCTCGACCTCAATGGCTTTGTTGTGCGGTTCTGCCACGGCCATGCCGTGCGATACCAAGGAGGTATTGGCGGCATTCACGTCCCGCTCGCCAAGGCAATCGCCGCGTGGAACGCCACCACGCCGGCTGACCTGACGTGCCTCGGCCACTGGCATCAGTTCTCGTGGGGGCGAGGCGGGCGGTACGTGAGCAATGGCAGCGTGATTGGACACAGTGCATACGCTGTCCGAATCAAAGCCACATACGAGCCTCCGTGCCAAGCCGCGATCGTGATCGACCACGGGCGGCGCGAGGTGACAAAGGCGTATCCGCTGTTTTGCGACCGGGATCTACGAAAGGGCGAGCAATGACGACGACATTTGAGGAAGCGAACCAGGCACTGCGGTCAGCCGTGAAGGCCCGGCTGGACGCGACACCGAAGGATGACCCCAAGATGGTTGGGTACGTGTCGCCGGCTGTAACGGAACCTATGCCAGAAGTTTCAAAGGCAGAGGATTTGCAACACGAGCGGTTGCGTGGCGACGGCGTGCTCAGCGAGACATACGCTGAGTGGGTTCCGCCGCAGCAAAAGTACCGCCCTGGCACCGACGCCTTCGTGGCCGTGCTCGAAGAGCTGCGGTCGCTTCATCTCCGCAAAACAATGGACTATGGCGTGGACGAGGACGCACTGGCCAACATCCGCAACTCAGCCGACGTGATCAACGTGCCGGCCTACGCTGGCTGCGTGCTGCGAATGGCCGACAAGATGCAGCGGCTGCGGTCGTTCTTTCGCCGTGGGGAGGTCGAGTTCGACGGCGTCGAGGATACGTTGCTGGACATCGCGGCGTATGCCGCCATCGCCCTGGTGGTCTACCGAGAGAACTGCCGTGGCCGAGCCGCTCTCTGACGCCTACCTACAGCAGTGCGAGTTCGACGCTCGCAAGTTCAGCGGTGCCTACACCGGAACGTCTGGCACGCTGGCGGCCCATGTCATGCGGCTGCTCGCGGAGTTGTCGAGGGTGAAAGGCAGGCTAGCCGTGACCATCGCACAGCGGGACGAGATGCCGTCGCTGTCGCATATCCGTGGAGATTGAGCCGGGCGGCAAGTTGAGTGCGGCGTAGGGTTTCTCCCTTTCCCTAGCGCCGCCTCCCCGCTTGCCCGGGCTCAGGCCGCCGGCCTATCGCCGTCGCCGGCTGGCGGCTCGGTGATGTCGGGCAGGTAGTCGAGGTTGGATTCCCGGCCCGTGATTTCTTCGTCGTAGTAGTGGGTTTCGGCCATTTCCTCGCTGCTGTGCCCCAGCTGCTTTTTTGCCGAGATCCCGGCCCGTTTCAGGTAGGACGCCGTCGCTTTGCGGATGGCGTGAAACGGCTTGTACGGCACGCCAGCACACCGGCACAGCACCTTTAGGCTGGCGTAGCAGGACAGCAGTTCGCGGTCGTCCAGCCAGCCCCACACACGCTCGCCAGGAGTCCCTTTGTGCACGGCCAGGTATTCAGCCAGCTGCGGCGTAATCGGCCGTGTAATCGTCTCCCTGTGGCCTTTGCGGGTGGCTGCCAAGAACGTCAGGGTGTGCCGCTCCAGATCCACTTCAGACCAGCGAAGGGCAAGGATGGCCCCGATCCGCTCGCCAGTCTGGAACATGGCCAGAAGTTTGGTGACCCAGTACCAGGCGGCTGGCTTGCCCGATACGTGGCCCTTCCGGTGCCTGGCGGCTTGGATGAGCTTGGCGAGCTCCTCGGCCTTGTACGCCTTCGGTACTGGCTTGGGAACGCGAGGCCGGGCGTAGTCTGGGAACTCGATAAGTTCGCCGTCTGACCGCTTCCAGCGTTTCTTGGCCAGCCACGTCCACAGGCTGCGGAGGTGGGCACTGTCCTTCGCCAGCGAGGCCGGCGAGATAAGGCCGCGTTTCCGGTCGTGTACCGTGCTGGCCCGCCACCGCAAGAACTTGGCGGCAGTCAGGTCATCGAGGTCATCGACGGTGGGCTCGTGCCCCAGGAAGTCGCGGAACCTTTCCAGCGTGCTTAGGTACATCAACACCGAGCGG